ATGGGCAGACGATTCGGCACCATCAAGTACCGTCCCAACAAGGAGCATCCGAAGTACATCTCCGCCTCGTACCCCACGCCGATCGAGGCGCGCGAACTCGACCCCACGCTGCCCGGGCGGCAGTCGCGCAACTTCCCGCTGTCGGCCGAGATCGACGCGCGCGCATGGCTCGAGGCCGCCCGCAAGCGCATCGAGGCGGGCGCATGGCAGCCCGACCGCGATGTACGGCGGCAGAAGGTCGCGTCGACCATCACCTTCGGCGAGTACTTCCCGCAATGGCTCGCCGCCCGCACCCGCGCCGACGGCACGCCGCTGCGCGCATCCAGCCGCTCACGCCTCGAACGCGACGCCGCGAACCACGTCCTGCCGTACTTCGCCCACGTTCGGCTCGCCGATATCACCCAGTCGATGGTCGACCGGTGGCTGGCGACGCTGCCCGCAGACCAGCCCTACGTGCGCGCCCACGCCTACAAGGTCGTCCGCGCCGTCCTGCGCACGGCGTCCAAGCCCGGCGACGACGGCGAACCGCCGCTGATCGCCGCATACCCGCTCACAAGGGGAGTGGCTACGCCGAAGCGCGAAGGCGCGACCGTGCCTGCTACCCCGCAGGAGGTGCACGCCATCTACAAGGCGATGCCCGCCGAATACCGCATGGCCGTCTACCTCGCCGTCTTCTGCGACGGGCTGCGCATCGGCGAGGTATGCGCACTGCAGCGCGGCGACATCGACTTCGCACACCGCATCCTGCACATACGGCGCGGACGCCTCACCGAGGACCCCGACAGCAAGATCGGCCCGCCCAAGACCGCCAACAGCGTCCGCGACGTCAAGATCCCGCCACAGCTCATCCAGCCGCTGCATGATTTCCTTGACGACCACGTCGAGGACGGCGACGACGCATGGCTCTTCCACGGCGTGCGCGACCACACCCAACCGGTGCACCCCAACACCATCCGCACCCACTTCGACCACGCCCGCCGCAAGGCCGGCCGTCCCGACCTACGATTTCACGACCTGAGGCATTCGGCCCTGACCTGGCTCGCCGCTGAAGGTGCCACGCTCAAAGAGCTCATGGAGTCTGCCGGTCACAGCGACGTCAGCGCAGCCATACGCTACCAACATGCTGTCGATGCCAGGCGCGAGGCGCTCGCGGAGAAGATGGGAGAGAAGCTCATGGCCGAGGACACCCCCGAGACAGTGATGGCCCGCATCCGCGATATCGACCGCCGCATCGCGGAACTCGAAACCCTCAAAGCCAAGGAGAAGCTCCTGCTCCAGCGACTCATGCAGGATGTGTGACGGCGCCGGCGCGGGCAGCGCCATATCTATGAGGATCGCCATGTAACCTCGGGTGATATATTCCACATGCACCGCGTTTCCCGTTTAAGCAGGATCCTATACGTTCGAAGGCCGCCATTTCGTTCCTCGAATGGCGGCCTTCGAACATGGTGCACATGATTTTGCTGGACACTATCGGTCGGTTTGCGTTCCGGTGCTCTGTCCCTCGTCGGAATACAGGGCAGGAATCGCCGGTATGAGTTCTGATGGCATTTCATGCATTCTGAATATCTGCACGAAATCGGCCCTTGCGTACGGCCATGCCGTCAGCGCTTCGAGTTTGGGATCATCGCGTTCGTTCTCATCTTCCGGAACGAACAGGGCGGCGTAATGCAACTCGACCACGAACTTCGGTGCACTCTCATCCGCATCCCCGTCGGTCTCGAGGTTCTTCTCCGTTTGGGCGGATGGACGTATCAGAATAGCATAGGTGATTTCATAGGGCCATGGTTTTTCGCCAGCTGGAACGTTACTGGCGTACGTGATCTCCACGGAGAAGTTATCTCCCAAAGGGGTCTCGATATCGTTCATGGAATGCTGCCCCATGAGCATGATCTGGTCAAGCCTCATTCGCATCACGCTCCCCACATCGAAGAGGCGACTTCGCTCCTGCGCCCATCCGACCATGTGCTTGCTATGCGCTCGCGGCCTCTCTGCTTGCTGAGCTGAAGCTTGGCATGTCTGCGACCATGCGGCAATAGCTCGGCCGGCTCGACATGGTAAGTGATGCGGATGCCGACTTCGATGGCATAGTCGTTGAGTCTGTCGAGCAACCCGGTGCGTCCGTTTTCGATCTGGGATACGTATCCCTGCGTCACTCCCATCTCGTCCGCGAGATCCTCCTGACGCATGCCTCTCATCTCCCGCATAGCGACGAGCTTACGCAGCAGCGCATGTGCCTCCGCGTAGTTGTCGAATGCGAGCTCTCTGTAATCATATGCAGGTGCCTGTGCCATGATCACTCTCCTCTTGATATTAGATATAGTAATACTACCGTCCAGGGGGTACTAGGAGCACACCCATCCGCCTTCGGCGCACCGCGAGCAGGTCTCGATCGCCGCGGTGATGAAGTCGTCCTGCTCGGCATGAATCGCTCCATCATCACCGCTGGATACATCCTTACGGTGAATCAGCAACCCGAAAATCACGCCGGTGTGATCCTCCGGCTCGGCGTCGTAGTGCCTGATGAGCACCTGCCGGCCATTCCCCGGCAGCAACGACGTATGGAAGCCCCAATGGAACTCGAACATGGGGGCCGGAGCCTCCTTCGACCGCGCCAGATGAATCACATCGCTACCAGGAGTCAGTTGACCTTTGGCTGCGGCCAGCAGCATCTCCTCCACATTAGCGGAGAGCAACATCCGGAACTTGTTGAAACGCTGTGGTCCCAGCAATTTCTTGTTAAGCAGCTCATTCGCGCACCTCAACGCGAACCAATCCGCAACCTTACGCTCGGTCGTCTCCTCATCCGAATCGATATGCTCACCATGCCATTCGTAGATGACCGACTCGCCTTTCACCGCTCGACTATCAAATGCCAATCTCTGCTCTCCTTTACCTATCGCACGCGCACGCCAATCACTGCACCACCAGCCGCAGATCCGTCATGCAGGCGCTCGCGGAACGCTTCGATGGCCCATGGCAGACCGCCTCGCCAATTGTCTATCGCGAACCGCATTCCGCTATTGGAAATCCAGCGTCTTCAATAAAAAGTACGTCGAGCCAACCATCGGGGAACCCCAATGGTGCCAGAGAGACTTCCGGATACATCTCGATCAGCCTGTGCAGCTCTTTCATGCGTGCATCCCACATCACTGGGTCGAAATGCTCATACAGGTGTTTGAGCACGATGAATGTATCGAACAAACGTCCCCGCTGCAGATGCAGTCTGTTGAACAGCCGCTTGTCTTCCTTCAGAAACTGCGTACGTTTCGTCACCATGCGGTTATAGAGGCGATCGTAATGGGCGCAGAGGTTGCGGATATACACCAGATGTTCCATCCAGCTTTTCAACAATGTCGCGGTGGTCCGGAAATCTGCGGCGACCGCATCGCGCAGCTTACCATCGGAGAGATTGCCGTACATCTTCGACACCGTACCGAATGACAACACCTCTACCAACGCCCACACAGGCAATTGCCCATACTTCTTCATGTTATGCGTCACACACGGCACACGCCCCCGTATGCCTATACGTATCGCATGGTCGATCTCGCTTTGGGAACGTTCAAACGCTTCCTCCGAATAAAACAACCGCATATCCCGATACGCCACAGCACCATGAATATGCGCCATATGATAGGCGAATGAAGTCCTGAACCTGATCTCAAGCGGCTCGATCAAGCGCAGCAGCAGGAGACGAAGCTCATCATCGAACGCCATCACATGGACGATGTCATCCAAAGTGGTGCCATCCACGAACCGATTGGTATCCCTGTCGAAGAATGTGAGCCAATACCCGCTGATGCGGTAATAGTTGTTCGACGCAAGGAAAAAGTCGACACCCTCATCGGGGAACCCCTCCAAACCAAGACCGCGCTCGCGAAGACGCTCCCTCTGCTCGGCGAGGGTGAGCGGAGGCTTCGGAAAAAGAAATGACCCCGCCTGGTTCGCTCCGTTGCCGGGCGCGTGCGGGGTACTGTCATATGCCATTATATCCTCCATCCTGTTTTATGGGTAGCCGACGCGTGTTCCAAGGGTTTGTGGCGATGTTGTCCGTCCCAAGCATCGTTCACCGTTTTTTCCGTCAGTGTTTCTTCTTGTAATCGGGTAAATGTACCGTCACTTCGTACTTCTTGGCGCCCTGCTTGATTCGCGCCAGACACATGGCCTCTCCATCTGGGATCTGGTCATAGTGCCGCTCGCCCTGCAAGGCGGTAAGGTATCCGACATCGATGCCGTCCAATGAAAACCATAGTGTCGGCTGACCCTTCGACTTGCCTTTTGGGATTTCTCCCCGTCGTACTGTCAGCCACACGAGTGCATCGTTTCCGTAATGGGTGAGGATGTCTTGGGCGTCTTCCTCGCCGCTTAATGCGACGGTGCGGGTCGCCTTCAACTCCGGCAATCTCGACGGACGACGGTTGCGCGGCACATACCGCGCCTCATCCTGCTGCTCATAATGCTGTTGTACTTCGACACGCAGCTCCGGCAGCCCCCGCGAGAATTGCCCCTCGCACACCATCGTTACAGAGTCATGCCCCTCCACGATGGATGAGAACACGACGCAGCATGTTTTGCCTTTGTAAGAGAACGCCGTGCCTCCATCCTTGTTCTTTTCCCATGTGGAGCCGTTGTATGTCGACTTCAAAGATGTCGCACTGCTGCGTCGCATCGTGATGCGCTGTCCAGTGCGCAATGCGGGCAGCCCTTTCCATGTGTATGTGTAGACCTGCGCCCTGCGCACACTCGACGCGCGGACCCGTCGGTTCACGTCCCGAACGTTCTTGACCCACTCCTTTGACTGGTCATGTGACGCGAACACATCACGGCGTGGCAGAGGCCTGCGCGCAGGCGACGAAGATCCAACAACACTGGCGGCCGCAACCTGCGGATTCAACTGAGCCTCGCGACGTACCTTCTGTGTCGCCTCAATGGCTAACCGACGCTCGTACTCCAATTCCTCAGCACTTTTCTCGCGCCCCTTCGGGGCGGTAGTCCCTTTCCTTCCGAATAGCCAGGAAAGCAATCCCATTGCCAGCCCTCCTCTTTCTCTTTCCGCGACGCCCCGAACAACCTGCGCCTTAACCCACCCCGCGACCGTATGGCACGAGGATCAGCGCCGCGACGACGCGGCGCTGAAAACTATTCCTCCTCGCACACCGAATCCTCAGCCTTGATCCGATCCGCCCAGGCATCGATATCGATACCGTTATCCACGCCAGCGATGATACTTCACAGCAGTCGTTGTACCTCCTCGCGGATTTGGTCTGTAAAAGCGTAGATTCCGTTGAGGGAATCGATTGGATGGCGGGTGACGTTCTTGTTCTCGTCGAATAATCCAATGTACTTCTGCTTGGTGTTGAAGAACAGACGTGCTATGGGTTTGCGGTTGTTGTCATCCAAGAAGATGGAGCAGTAGGATTTTGCGTCGCGCATAGTGATGCGTTCAGGGTCGACGTCGCTGCAGGCGATGGCTTTGATGATGCGGTATGCGGCGATCTCCTCCTCTGTGGTGACGATACCGTCGTCGTCCGGGGTCTCCTCGGCTTCCATTTGCTTAGTTTCTTCTTGCTCATCGTCGGAGCCCATCTTAATGTCGTCCGCGCCCAGGGCGGTCTTGAGCCGGTCGTTGACCTGATCGGACAGATACTGCTTCAGGGCCTTGCTTACCAGCGGCCGGAACTTGTCCATCACAGACGCATAGAACGCACCTTCGTAGACATGGGAGGCGAGCAGCTTCACAAAATCGTCGGACGGTTCACGGAACTCGTCTCCGACGGCCCTCTTGAGCGCGCCCACGTACTTGAGTTCTTCCGCACTGCTGGCAATGGAATCCAAATCGAACGCGGGCTTGGTGAGCTTTTCCACGGCCGGAACGACCGTCGGGTCGATATCGAGAAGATCGAGCACAAGGAACGGCTTGGAATCCATGCGGTTCGGCTCGTCAATGTCCATATAGAAGTTCCATACCTGGCCGTTGGTCAAGACACCGATGCGCGCATTCGTGACCGCAAAATAGCGATACAGCTGACTCGCGTTCTCCAGACTGAGCGGTGCACCGACCTTCTTGCACTCGATAAGGATCTGCACCTGATCGTCCCGCACCAAGGCGTAATCAACCTTCTCGCCCTTCTTCACACCCACATCCGCAGTGAACTCGGGGACCACCTCATTGGGATTGAACACATCATATCCCAGCACCTGACCGATGAACGGCATAATGAACGCCGTCTTCGTGGCCTCTTCCGTTTCAATACCGTCCTTAAGGTCACGGACCTTTGCCGCTACCTGATTCAGGCTCTCTTCGAAATCCACGATCTTCTCCTTTCTCTTGACGACGCCCCAAACTACCTGCGCCTCGTCTTCTCCGCATCCTTATGGATGTAGGGATGGCACCGCAACAATGCGGCGCCAAAAACTATCGCCTCTCCTCGCTCACCGCATCCTCGGCCTTGATGCGCTCGGCCAGATCATAGATGTCGATGCCGTTATCCGCGTCCGCGAGCGCCTCGTTCGCATCCTCGACGGGATCGGTATCGGTAGTAGATAGATCTGGTACATTCCCTCGTTCTGCGCGTTCAATCAGCTTCTCTGCCGAGTCCATGATTTCGTGTGGGTATAGTCCGAAAACCGGAGCAAGCTTCGCGATTTGAAGCACATTGATGTCGCGCTCGCCCTTGAGAACTCGAATCAATGTGCGCTCGGGTATATCCGCTTGTGCAGATAGTTCCTTGATCGTCAGGTGAGCTGCGGACCTCTCCGCAGATAGCACCCTCGATATTGCCTCATTGATGTCCATGTGGGCATTATAGGCATAAATTCTCCGAATCAGACTGCCCAAATGGGCGGCGTGTCGTCTTGACTATGCCCAAATGGGCAGTAGAATGACGGTTATGGACATCACGAAGTACGTAAAGGCAGTGGCTCGGATAGTCAATGATGAGCTCGCCCGTGAAAACATAGCTGTCACAAACGCTGCACAGAAAAGTGGAATTCCACGCACGACGCTCATGCGGCGACTCGAGCACCCCGACCTGTATCCGTTCACTATCGCTGAGCTCGCACAGATCTCTGACGTGCTCACAGTCAATCTTTCCACCATCATCCAGCGTGCTGAGGCGCTCGCGTCCAAGGAAGGAGGTCGATGAGATGGGTTGGACGACAATCGTGTCGGTCATCGGTGCCGTGGTCAGTATTGGCGGCATGTGCGTCTCTTGGTATTACTACCGCCACGGATGACACAGGAAGGGAATCTTGCCATGAACAGCATCAATGATGAAACCGTTCTCCTTGAGCGGGTCTATGACGGGCGCCCCGTTCTCGTACTCGTCCTTGCCGACGGTGACGGGGCCTCCCAGCGTCTCGACCGTGGGTCGTCCCGCGCCACCCATGACATGCCAGACGAAATCCTGCTTGTAGTAGGACGGGGCTCGCCCGAAGTCCATCCAGTACACGCGCAGGTACGCGTCATGGTCACTGTTGTGCCCATACATCACCGCACCACGGTCGCTGTGCAAGGCGATATGCAGACATTCGCCATCGACCACGCGGGGAAAGACCCTGGCATGGACCACAGAATCAGCGGAGTCATGGGGGTACTGGACGGCGGCGAACTCGCAGTCGTAGCTGAACAGCCTGACGCCGGACGCTTGAATGTTGCCGTTATTGAACAACGCGATGGACGTATTGCTCCCACCCCGATGGTTTTCCATGAAAGCCATGCGTTCCTTCTCATAGCGTTCGCTGTCAGGCTCGTCACCCCCATACAGGGGAAACCAGTGCACGAATGGCCTCTTGCGGTATTGCTGAATACCGAAATATGCGGAAACCAATGCTCCCATCACCGACACAACAGCGGAAACGGTGTCAAACACGCTGATTCTTCTCCTCTCGGGTCCGCACGACGACTGGTACTCGCCATGCCGCATACCACCAGTGTAGGAGAACCGTCGGGCGGTGTTCTTCTCCACCGCCCGACACCACACATACAACGGAGCCCATGCGCTCGCGTCCAAGGAGGAATCGAAATGACCACGACGCATGACACCAGCATCAGCTGGATGGAATGCCCGGTGTGCGGCGATCTGTATCGCGAGCTCGAGCAGGAGGGCACGGCCGTGGAGAAGGCGTGGGCGACGTACAGCTCACTCGACATGGAGTATCGCATGGCGATGGACGACGCCCGGCTCGGCTTCGGCAGTACGGCATGGCGTCAGTGGCGCGACCTGCTCGACCAGATCCTGCAGCAGTACCACGCCGCCGAGGACGCCAAGCGCGCCAGCATCAAAGCGTGGGGCGACTCCATCTGCGAGCACGACGTCCAGCCGCAGCCGACCGGGCCGGAGGAGCCGGCCGAAGCGCCGGCGGAGACGGAGTGCGGTTTCCCGGAGACGACCGTGTGGGCGTACGACGCCGAGCAGGTTCGCTGCCGTGCCTTCCAAGTCGGCGGCATGATCGCCACGGCAGCCGCATGTGCCAAAGCCCATCGTGACGGCTACCTGACCGGCCTCAAAGAAGCACGCGACCTGCTCGACGGGATAATCGCCGACCACGACGAGGACACGGACGTCGACGAGGCGTGCACGCACGAGGACGGCGCCTGATGGAACAGGTCCTGCACATCACGGCCGAACCCATCTGCCTGCGCGTCAAGGACGCCGCCCGCTACATGGGCGTCAAGGACCCCGACTACGTACGCGCCCTCGTCGAGCAAGGCTACCTGCGCGCACGCAAGGCCCCAGGCACCAAGACGCTGCTCATCTCCGTCCAATCCATCCACGACTACCTAGGAGACCACAAATGACCCGCCACACCCCCGAGCCCGAGCCGACGCCGGGCGTCATCGCACGGACGCTCGCCGTGCTCGCCGTCCCCACCGCCATCGCATCGTTCCTCTACGTCAGCTGCGGCGTCGGATTCTGCTCCGCGCCGTGGGGATACACGATCGCATGGCTCACGCTCATCGCCTCGCTCGCCTACGGCCTGCCCATGCTCGACACCACGATCGATACGGTCACGCTCGCATGGCGCCACACTCAGCGGATCGCACGACGCACGAAGCATGCGCTCGCGGGCGTGCGCCGCCACAGGACTTCCGCCACTGCGCGCCAGGTGCGCGTGGTGCGCGGAACGGCAAAGGCCAAGCCGTAAACACCAAACAACCGAACACGCGGCCGTCAATGAGTACACCGGCGGCCGCACCGGGGCCGTGCAAGCCGCCCCACCCGCATACCGCCCATGCTTCTCTTCTTTCCTTCGGCGGGATGCGCGGTGGAGGAGGGTGCGATACCCTCCCGGCCCACAAAGGACGCGTCAACGTCACCCACAGCCGACGATAGCCCGGCGCGTGGGAGCGATGGGTGCGCGCGGTGCCAACCGCCCCGCCCCTCACGCGGGGATACTCCACACACCCAGCGCGTCCGCCCCATACCAACCAACGAAGAAGGGAGCAACCCATGGCGGGGGAGACCATCATCACGATCACGGGCAACCTGACCCGCGATCCGGAACTGCGCACCGTGGGCAGCGGCTCGACGGTCGTCAACTTCACCATCGCTTCGTCCATGCGTACGTTCAACCGGAACACCAACCAGTGGGAGGACGGCGACACGCTGTTCATGAACTGCTCGGCGTGGGATTCGGCACGCACCTCGCTTGCGTCGAACATCGCGAACACACTGTCCAAGGGCATGTCCGTCATCGCTCAGGGCCGTCTGACGCAGCGCTCGTATCAGGCGCAGGACGGATCGCAGCGCACCGTCGTCGAGCTGCGCGTCGAGGACATCGGTCCTTCGCTGCGCCGCGCGACCGCGCAGGTCCAGCGCCAGTCCGCGAGCGCCGCCGCGTATCAGGGCGGCGAGTCTGCTGCCGGTTCGGGTGCTCCGTATCAGGGCGGCGCCACCCGGTCGGCATCGTCGGCGGCGGTGGATCCGTGGGCCGACGGCGGGTTCGGGACGACATTCGGTGCTCGCGATGACTCGGACGATTTCTAAGGAGCAGAACATGAAGGGGGAGAGGACCAAGCATCTACTCGCCTGCTTCGTCGGCGGGACGCCGGCGACCAAGGGCAGCTACAGGCCGGTCACCAACCGCGCCAGCGGCAAGACGCTACTCGTCGGCATGAACCGCAACGAGCACGCATGGCGACGCCGTGTGGCCGCCGTGGTGCGTTCGCAATGGTTCCGTGAGCATCCCTCGACCCCCATGCCATGCGTGGACGAGCCGCTGCTGGTGGTCGCCGACTTCCGTCTACCACGTCCCAAGAGCGTGCACCGTGCGTTGCCGAGCGTGAGCCCGGACATCGACAAACTCGCCCGCTGCCTGCTCGACGCGCTCACCGACAGCCGGCTCATCAAGGACGACTCTCGCATCGTCAGCCTCGACACCACGAAACGCTACGCCGCCTGTGCCGAGGAGATCGGCGTCGGCCTGACCGTCCGCACCATCCACACCAAGGAGCAATCATGAGCCTGCGAGCATTGACATGGGCGATCTACGACATCGCCCCGACCCTGACGGACGCATCCGCCTACCGCATCCTGCTCGTCCTGGCCGACGAGGCCGACAACGACGGCCGCGGCGTGTACCTCTCGTCGGCCACGATCGCCGAACGCACCGGCCTGAGCCAGCGCACCGTCGCCACGAAGCTCAAGGACCTCGAGAACATGGGCATCGTCCGCCGCGGCGACCAGAACCTCGTCGCCTACCTGCCCGCCAACCGACGCCCCGTCGTACGCGACCTGAACATGATCCCCGAGGACAGGGGTGCAAAAACTGCACCCCACAACACGCGCCCCGAACCCGCAACCGAACCGGCCGACGCTGATATGCAACAGGGGTGCAACAGGTGTGCAACTGATATGCAACAGGGGTGCAACATGGTTGCACACAACCCACTTAACCCATATAACCCACTTAACCCGAGAGAGGCCGCGCGCGAAACCGAACCCGAAACCGACACCGCCGACCAGCCGCACGAGCCGTCCACAGCCGACCTGCCATCCACGCCGCAGCACGCCGCCACGAAACCGACCGCCGGCACCGAAGCAGCGCTCGCAGTCTGGCAACCCAACCCCGAGGCGCGCACCCTCGCCGCCGAAGCCAACGCCGATCTGGTCGCCGAAGCCGAGAAGTTCCGCTGCCGCCAACTCGCCGACGGCAAGATCGCCCGGAATCTGGACGCCGCGTTCGTCCTGTGGCTACGCCGTGGCATCGAGGGCGGATACCTGACCCCGGCACGCCGCGAACGCCCCAGCGATACCCGGCCGGCGCCCCAGCCCGCCGCGCACCGCCACGCATGGGACTGCCGGCACGTCATGGCGATCATGGCGCCACACGAGGCCGACTACGACCACACGCGATCAGGCTTCGCGCCCAGCGACTGGATGACCGCCTGCCAGGCCGAAGCCGACCGCCTCAACCGCGAAGACCACACCGACACCGACAAGACGGCGCTCACGGACGGGGACGACGCATGAGCGCGCAACACATCATCCACGAAGGCACCGCCGTCGGCCACCTGCTCGTCGTCGCCTATCTGGGATCCCGCCACCGCACCGGCCTCTGGGAGTGCGAATGCGAATGCGGCCGCCACTGCATCAAACGCACCGACGCACTGCTCAAAGCCCTCAAGCGCGGCGGCAACGCCGGCTGCGGACGCGGATGCGGCATGCGCAGAACCAGCCAGCGCGCCAACGGCCTCAGGGACGATCCGGACCTCGTCGACTGGGGAAAGGCCATGCACGACTACCGAGACCTCATCGCCCAATACCGCGCACCCGCAGCCAGGAGCGACGCATGAACACCCTCATCTGGCTCGCCATCATCCTCACCGCCTTCACCGCGCTCGCAGTCTGGGCCGGATCCCACGACTTCTAACCCATCCACCGAAAGGAACCCCATGGCCATGAACGTCACCGAACGCCTGTACACGCTCAGCGACGTGATCGATCTGCTCGTCGCACAATCCGCAGCCGTCGCCGCCGACCAGAGCCTCGACCCCAGACACGACATCACCGACCGCGTCTACATCGCCGGAAAACAGGCCGCCCTCGCGGACGCCATCGCCGCCATCGCGGGCATGATCGACCCGCTCTGGATCCTCGCCGCCGCCCACAAGGACGAACACGCATGAGGGACGCGGCCGCGGTCGCGATCCTATGCGCCATCATGCTGATCGTCAGCTGGTGGTCGGACAGCCACCATTTCTAGATCAGGACAAACGTTCGAACATAACCAAGAAGGAGACATCATGAACGAACTCACAAGCCTTGACTTCGAGGGAACCCCGGTACGAATCGTCAACAGCGCCGACGGCGAACCGCGATGGGTGCTCGCCGACGTATGCCGCGCCTGCGGTATCGACAATTCACGCAACGTCGCGGCTAGGCTCGACGACGATCAAAAGGGTGTCGTTACTATGGACACCCTTGGCGGCCCACAGAAAGTCAACGTCGTCACCGAATCGGGACTCTACGACGTCATCCTCGACAGCCGCAAACCAGAAGCCCGCCGCTTCCGCAAATGGGTCACCGGCGAGGTGCTTCCCGCCATCCGCCGCACCGGCGGCTACATCCCGGTACGGGAGGAGGACGACGAGAAAAGCATCCTCGCCCGCGCCGTCCTCATCGCCCAGTCCGCGCTCGCGGACAAGGACCGCATCATCGCATCGCAGCGCACGCGCATCGCCCGCACGGAGCCGTTGGCCCTGACCGCGCAGGCATTGTGCGACACGAATGGCAGCATGACGCTCACCGACGCGGCCCGGCACTTCATGCAGCTCGACCCGCGCATGAACCGCTCCCATGTCATCGCCACGTTGCGCGGGCACGGCTATCTCGAACAGGGCTCGCTCGCGCCCACGCGCAAGGCCATCGACCCCGGATACCTCAAACCGATCGTCGGCAAACGCCACGACGGACGCCTGGGCAGACAATACGCACACTTCACGCCCAAGGGACTGGGATGGTTCATCAACCGGTTCATCTACGGCGACGCGCAGGGCGTCCTCGCCGGCACGGACAAGGAGGCCTGACCATGACCACCAAGACGCAGATCGACCGCATCCTCAAAGCACACGCCAACGGCCTTCCGGCCGCGCAGATCGCCGCACGCCTCGCCATCAGCGCCGCCGAAGTCACCGACGTCATCCGCACCGGCGGCCACACACCACCACCCAAACCGACCCCGCCAACCTTCAGCGACGTCCCGTTGTGGGAATGAGAAGGGGAGGAGGCATGAGCGACGACACGCTCCACGCCGCGCTCGCGGAAATCACCGACCTGTTCACCCGACGCCAGACGGCACTCGACCCATGGACCAGCGACCACTACGACTACGACGACGGCTACACCAGCGGGCTCGCGCAGGCGATCGCCATCATCGAAGCCCACGTCACCGCCCAACCCGACCCATAAACCTCGCCAACGACGCATAGCAAAAGGCCGCCTCGCCCTTTCCGGACTCAGCGGCACGACCCACAGCCCATCCTACCGGAAAGGAACACCGTGCAGCCCGACACCAACCGCATCCGCCACGACATCCACGACCTGCGCGAACAGACCATCACACTCGGCGCGCTCGCGACCCGACGCATCAAGATCCGCCGCAGCTCAACGCATACGCGCATGAGCAGCGCACCGACCCCGCTCAACCTGCCCGCCGCAGATCTGCTCGACCAGATCCACGCGCTCGCACGACGCCTCGCCACCGCCGCCGGCCTCCATTACGGCAGGCGCATGGACGCGCACGACCTGCTCAAGGGCCTCGACCGACCAGAGCCATGCGAGACGCTCGCGGCACGCGACGACGCATGGGACATCATCCGCCTCATCGCCGACGCCACATTGCACACCCGACAACTTACCGAACCCGACCCCAGCCATCGCTACATCGGCATCTGCCCACGCTGCGGAGCCGGCGCATGGATCCCCGAAACACAGACCGCCGGCGACCACCGATGCCACGAATGCGGACACCTCGAACCCATCACCACTATCGCCCAGGCACACGAGCTGCGCCTGCTCACCTCCGGCACCGTCGGCACCGCAGCCGACCTCTGCCGCCTCCTCAACGCATGCGGCATCACCATCAAACGCAACACCATCACCCAATGGCGCAAACGCAAACGCCTCACACCACTCGGCGCCGACGAGCACGGCAATCCGGTGTATGCGCTCGCGGATGTGCTCCTGTTGCGGCGTGCGGTTGACAAGTAGGACTGTCACCGCTAGGGTATGTAGTATTGCGCGACGCGTGTAGCTGAGCGCGAATGTACGGCCTCGGACGGTGTGGACTGTCCGGGGCCGTCGTCGTTTTCGGTACCGTTCATGTGAATGGCAGGAGGACTTATGATGAAGACTCGACGCGCTATGGAGGAACATCTGGATATGCCAGTTAATGCGGACGAGGCGGCCAACGTGGACCATAGCGAGGACAAGCGTCAGTATCTGAGCTTCATCCAGGGCATCATCGACCGATTGGCGAATAATTCCGCCGGGTTGAAGCAGTGGCTTGCCGGAATCCTCGCGCTCTTGATAGCGTGGGCGGGCAAGAGGAACAACGCATGCATCCTTTACGGTGGCGTACTTGTCACCGTCGCGTTCTGGGCTATGGATGCGCAGTATCTTAAAATCGAGCGTGCGTACCGTTCGCTTTATCGAAAGGCGGTCTCAGGAGAAAATGAGCTCTACGATCTTGATTGGCTGCCATATGGCAAGGGCATGAGGAAATACCTGCATGCCCTGTTCTCCTGGTCTACCGCATACTATCCGGCGCTCATCGCCGCGATCATGATGATCTATTGGATCATGCGCTAGCGATTCACGAACCCGCGCTCCGCCCACGACGGCAAACTGCTCTGGATCTCGCGGTAAACATCCTGACTGTTATAGCCGGATGGTTCATATAGAGGAATGAACATGGAAGGAATGCCGAGGAACCGGAATGGATTCGGCCCATCGGGATCCTGACGACCATCACGATCCTTAAGCCGGTTGATTCGCACACCCAGCAAAGGCTTCCCCAGATCGTATGCACGCTGGATCTCATAGCGTACCCATTTGCGGTCTGCGGTCTCGTAGCCGGTAAGCACGATCACGGCGCTCTTGTACCGCATCTGCCCATCGATCCAGTTCATGATGGCCCGATCGCCATTCCGCTTGACCGCTTCCCACTCCTGCGGTTTAAGAAGCTGACCGCCATCCACCTGGCCCATATTCATGATCTGCTGTACGCGCCAGCTATCCCGCGCATAATGGAAACTGTAGAAAACAGCCATTCCATCTCCTTTCATCTGATATCAATGCAGCATCGCGTCGCCGCCAGTCGCCAAACCATACGGCGACGCGATCACCATCGACGATACCGGGATGAACCATCATCCCGGTAATGGAGGATCCCGCATGGCCAACGACATAGCGAACATCGCCCACCAGCTCACCCGCATCGCCGACGCCATGCAGCCGACCGGCATGCAGGTCACCGAAGAGGACGCGCTCGCGGCGTGGGGTCTGCGCATCTACGAGGAAGAGTTCCTCGCCGCCGTGCAGAAGCTGGGCGTGGAGATCGTATGAGTACGCCATCGAGGTACGCGCGCAACGGTGCGCGACGGCGGCAGGTGGTCGCACGGCACCGTGCGCGTGTGCGAGCCGGCGAGCCATGCGCGATATGTGGACGTCCCATCGATCTGAGCATCCCGTATCCCGAGCCGTGGAGCTTCGTGGTCGATGAGATCGTGCCTGTCGCCTATGGCGGTGACCCGCTGTCATGGGCCAACACCGAGCCGGCCCATCGGTGGTGCAACGGCATCAAAAGCACGCACACTTTGCAGTGGGCGCGGGCGGAGGTCGCCAGACAGCTCGCCGGCATCCGAAGGACGCCGGACGGCGGACAGGCCGGTCCGTCGCATGCGCCTTTCACCAGACTGGAGCTGTGACGGACGGATAGGGGCGGTATACCCTCCCGGGGTGCTCGGAACGCCCACCGCCGCATAGCGCCGCTCTCCCCCCGAAACCGGACGGCTAAAAGTCACCGGTGACGTTAATGACGATTTGCAGCAGGAGGTGACGGCATGAAATGCGCGATATGCGGCACCGAGTTCGCCCCGAACCCGGACGCGAAACGCAAACCCAAGTATTGTTCGGCCGCCTGCAAGCAGCGCGCCTACAAGCTGCGCAAAAACATCGGCGCCAAACCCATCACGAAGAAAACCGTCACACCCAAACAGGCGCTCGCCGACGATTTCGAATACTCAGGCAGCGACATCCCCATGAACCGGCACGAGTTCAACCGGCGCATGGAACGAGAGATGGACGAACCCCTGGAGGCCACATTGCGGCGCAGCAAGGCCAAACTCCAGCAGGTCATCGACGACCCAGACACGAAGCCCAACTGCATCGCCCCACTGACCAAGGTGCTCATCGAGGTCTCCGAAAAACTCGAGGCGATCACCGGCGCCGCGGACACGCTGCCCGACCTGCTTACCGCCGACGATGCCGAGGAAAGCGAGGAGATCGATGACGGACTCGGAGCGCAGATTATCTGACATCGCCCTGCATTTCAAAGCGCCCGACGGCATCGCCTCCAGCGATTTCCCGCGCCTCAACCGCATCGCCCGCAAGGCCGGCATCCACTACGACCTGTGGCAGCAGGGCCTGCTCTACCTGATGTTCGCCCGCGACGGGCACGGCCGGTACGTATGCGGCGAAGGCGGCCTGACACTTTCCTCATGCCGCCAGATCGGCAAGACATTCACGCTCGGATCGGGCATGGCCATCAAATGCATCATGCAACCTGGCCTGACGGTCATCTGGACCGCGCACCACAGCCGCACCTCCGACCAGACGTTCAACGACCTCGCCGACCTCGTGGACGCCCGCGGCAGCGTGTTCAAACCATACGTGGACCGAATCCGCCGCGCAAACGGCCAACAGGAAATCCGCTTCAAAAACGGGTCGCTCATCGCGTTCGGCGCCCGCGAACACGGCTTCGGACGAGGCCTGCACTCCGCTGACGTCGAAGTGTTCGACGAAGCGCAGATCCTCACCGTCAAAGCGCTCGACAACCTCGTGCCCGTCATGAACACCGCCACCGACCCTCTCGTCGTGTTCCTGGGCAACCCGCCCAAGCCCGGCGACCCCAGCGAAGTGTTCCAGGACAAACGCACGTCGGCGCTTTCCGGTATGAACGGCATGGCCTACATCGAACTGAGCGCCGAACCGGGCTGTGATCTGGATGACCGCGAGCAATGGGCGCGCGCGAACCCGAGCTATCCCAAACGCACCAGCGAACAGTCCATCATCCGCCTGCGCAAGACCCTCGCCGAGGATTCCTTCCGGCGTGAGGCGTTGGGCGTATGGGACGAGAACACCGCCGAGACGGCCATCAGCGCCGACGACTGGGAGAAAGGCGCGGTGGCGGATCCCGACATGACCGGCCGGGTCAGCTATGGCGTGGACATGCCGCCCGACCGTTCGTCGCTGGCCATCGGCGTGGCCATCCGCCATGACAATGGCGAGACCGCGCTGGTCAACATGCAGGAATACGCCGACGTGCGCGCCCGCGGCACCGCATGGGCCGTCGACTATCTGGCCGACAAATGGAAGAAATCCTCGGCGATCGTCATCGACTCCATGAGCCCCGCGGTCAGCATCGTACCCGACCTCGAGAAACGCCATGTGCGCGTCACCGTCACCCAGACACGCGACCTGGCGGCCGCGACCGGCCGCATGCTCGACATGATCCACGAGGGCACATTGCAGCACCTGCCAGCCGACCAGCAACCGCAACTGACCGCCGCCGCACTGGGCGCCACACTGCGCGCCATCGGCCCTAACGGCGCGATGGCATGGAACAAGAAAGGCTCCGACATCGACATCAGCCCCCTGCAGGCGGCCACCCTCGCCCTGCACGGCGCATACACGTCGAAACGCGACCCGAGACGCAAACAACGCATGAGGAGGCTCATATGACCTACCCGATCGTGCAGGCGACCGACCTGACCTCGACGGGCGTCACCCTGACGCCACCCTCATACGTGCAGGGCGTCGACGAGCAGACCCTCGACCTGCTCGCCCGGCTGATCATGCAATGGCAGTCCAAACGAGCACGCAACAAACTCAAAACCGACTATTGGGACGGCAAACACAAGCTCGACCACATCGGCTTCTCCATCCCGCCAGCGCTGCGCAAGCTCGAGGAGGTCGTCGGCTGGCCGGCCAAAGCGGTGCAGGCGCACGCCGAACGCTGCATGTTCGACGGGTTCGTCGCGAAAAACGACAGCGACGACCCCTACGGGATCCAACGCACATTGGTCGACAACCGGTTCGACATCGAACTGCCCATGGCCATCACCAGCACGATGGTCCACTCCTGCGCGTTCATCGCCGTCACCCCCGGTGATATTGCGGCGGGGGAGCCGGAAGTGCTCGTCATGCCGAAATCGGCGCAATGGGCCAGCGGCCTGTGGAACTGGCGCACCCGCGCACTGGACGCAGCGTTCGCAGTCAACGACGTCGACGACTACGGGCGCCCAGTCGAGATGACCATGTACACCACCGACCGCACCATCCGCCTGCGCAACACAGCCGCCGGGTGGAGGCTCATCGACGAGAAAAGCCACGGCCTGAACCGCGTGCCGGTCGAACCGCTCGTATACCGGCCCACACTCGACCGGCCGTTCGGATCGAGCGTGATCAGCCGCGCCGTGATGAGCATCACCGACGACGCCGTGCGCACCGTGCTGCGAAGCGAGACCAGCGCGGAATTCTACTCGGCGCCGCAATACCTGCTGTTGGGAGCCAACCCGGACTCGTTCAAGGACGATGACGGCAAACAGATCCCCGTGTGGGAGTTCATCATCGGCCGCATCAACATGCTGTCCAAGGACGAGGACGGCGACGTGCCCAAACTCGAGCAGATCAGCCAGCAGAGCGTGCAGCCGCACATCGAGCAGATGCGCGAGCTCGCATGCCGCTTCGCCGGCGAGACCAACGTGCCGGTCTCCTCACTGGGCGTGGTCACCGACAACCCGTCCTCGGCCGAGGCGATGCACGCCGCGGAGAAGGACCTGGTCATCGACTGCGCGGCCGCGACCCGCGTGTTCGGCGCCGCATTGCGCCGCGTGGGACAGGACATCGTCATGATGCGCTCCGACGGACCCAATGAGATGGACGACGAACTCGCCTCCCTGACGGCACGGTGGCGCAACCCCGCGCTGCCCAGCGTCATCGACGCCGGCGACGCGATGGTCAAACTCATCGACGCGTTCCCGTGGCTGGCCGACACGACCGTCGCCCTCGAAGAGGTCGGCTTTACCGACGAACAGATCACACGCCTGCTCGCCGAGAAACGCCGCAACCAAGCGATGGGATCGCTCGACCAACTGCTCAACCCCAAGGAGGTGCCCGATGCCCGACAGGGAGGACCTCAACCAACTGGCGGCGGCACAGAACCGGACGGTGGAACTCGCCCGGACGGATCTGGGCAAACTGTGGGATAACCTCAAGGGCTTGGGAGCGCGGACGCAGCGTGACCTGCTGCTCGAAACCATCCCCGCGCTTGTGGAACGCCACGGCGACATCGCAGCCACAGCCGCGGCCGAATGGTACGAGAAGGTACGCCGCAAGGACACCGGACAGGCACGCTACGAGGCGGTGCTCGCCGAATGCTTCCCCTCACAGGCCGTGCAGGACTCCATCCGATGGAAGGCCGGCGTCCTATGGGACGACCCCGAGCAGATGGCACGGTTTTTGATGAACGCGACCGACCGGTGGGTCAAATACTCAGGCCGCGCCACCATCATGCAGAACGTCTCGCGCGACCGTGCGCGCTACGCCATCGTGCCGCAGGGCAAGACCTGCGCATGGTGCACGATGCTCGCCTCTAGGGGATTCGACTACCGTGACCTGGACACCGCCCGCGCTTCGATGCACGAGCACTGCGACTGCCAGCCATGCCCGCAATGGGACGTGAAGCAGACAATCATCGCCGGATACGACCCGGATGCGATGTACAGCAGATACCTGCAGGCATGGGAAGCCGTCAACGGGAAGGACAAGCCGGCATACCTGGACGCCAACGCCGACGAGCAATCACGGATCCTGACGGTGATGCGCCGCCAACACCCATCCGAATACACCGACGGCGAGCACGGCTACAGCCCAGACCGCAAGAAACGCAGCAAGCAGTCCGTGGGCGACCTCAACCTCGCCACATGGAACGACTACCGCGCATCCTTGGCGGAACGTTTCATCGCCACCAACAATCCGGAATGGAGACTCCCACCCGATGAGCCGGCATCGATTCCGGCGCAATGGCCTGCCATGCTTCCGAAGCTCACTGTCAAAGCGTGGAATCACATATTATATGGTGATCGCGTAGAGGTCAGTGTCGATGGAGGCGGCAAGCGATGGAAATATCAAGGAGGGCATAGATACGGTTTTGGCTGGATAGCAGGCGGGTCAGTTTTCCCACGGGAATGGAGTGAGAATGATATACTGATGGTAATGCAGAAGGTACTCGAAGAAGGCAAACCGGAAATCAGCTCGAAGATACTCATTGTAGATGGAATGACCATACGCGTCGCATATGGAAGCAAACGTGGCGTAACAAGCATGTACATTGATGAACGGAGGTGAATGGCATGCAGGGCGCAGAGGGAATGACGTTCGAGGATCTCGTCGATTGGTATGTCAGACAACTCGTTCTCCATGGTGATGAGAAAAACGCCGAGGTCATCAGGAGTGCTCTTGCATGCGGCGAACCGGTAGTCGCTCTGAATATGGCAGTAATCCGGTCAAAACAGTTGAACATAATTCCTGAACGCCATATCATCGAGCGATCATGCGAATTATTAGATTCTGATGATGACGGCACGGAGATCTGCAAACACCTTCTTGCCTCGGACGGTGATTCCGTTGCGCCGTGACATGGACCTGATCCGCCATATTCTCGTCATGGTGGGGGATTCGCCTGTGCCGTTGAATGCGACGGTGTTCGTGGACGAGACACATCCGTTCGAGACGGTCGCCTACAATATCGACCTAATCGGGCAAGCCGATCTCGCGGACACGTCCATCACACGGATGTGCGGAGGCGTGATCGCCCGCGCCGAGGTCGGACCACTGACATGGAACGGCAACGAATTCCTCGACGCGATCCGCTCCGACACCATCTGGACTCGCGTCAAACAACGCGTCGGCGCCACGGTAGGATCAACCACCATCGACGTGATCAAAGCGCTCGCCACCAAGATCGCATCCGACATGCTCATATAAGCGGCACTCACTGATTTCCATGCAAAGCCACCCCAAGGGGTGGCTTTCCTCATATTCAGGCCGGGCCCACACCGGTCCGCGCGGGTTCGACTCCCGCCCCGGCCACGACACCGACACCATCGTCGGGCGGCGCCACGCGCACGCCGAACCCCAAGCGCGGACCCAAACGGCCACGATGACCGCATCATCGGCAACCACACTCTCATTTTGGAGGAACCATGCCCATCACACGCCTCAACCCCATCCGCTGCATCGTGGAACCGGACCCCGAGCCGGAAGGCTCCGAGACGGAAGACGAACCGAAAGGAAACGAACCGCGCTCGCGCGAGTACACGCAGGCCGAGATCGACGAGATCGTCGCCAAACGTGTCGCCCGTGTCAAGAAGCAGTACGGCGACTACGAGGACATGAAGAAGAAGGCCGCTAAACTCGACGAGATCGAGGCGGCCAACAAGAGCGAGCTCGAGAAGCTCACCGAACGGAACCAGCAATTGGCCGCCCAGCTCGCCGAACGCGAGCACGCGGCACTCATCCAGGCGGCATGCATCAAACATGGCGTGCCTGCCGACTGCATGGATCTGGTCGCGGGAACGGACGAGGACAGCATCGACAAGGCGGCCGAGAAGGTCGCCAGACTCGCGTCCGCGTCCGCGAAGCCGCCCAAGGGGCCGTCCGGCACCGAGGGGCAGCATCCGCAGGGGCACGGCTCGCCGGACATCGACGAGCAGATCCGCGCCGCCGAGGCCAAGGGCGACTACGCCACATCGATGATGCTCAAATCGCTCAAACTCAACCAGAAGTAACCAACCATATCTAGGAGGTCATCATGCCCGGAATCACCGGAATGGGCACAACCTACAACCTTCCCAACTACGTGGGCGAACTGTTCGCCGCGTCCCGTGAGGACACGCCATTGCTGTCCGCGATCGGCGGTCTGACCGGCGGCCGTTCCACGGGTGGCTCCACCCGGTTCGAATGGCAGGGATACGACCTGCGTGAAGCCGCCGACGACAGGCAGCGCACGGAAGGCGCCGACGCGCCCGACGGCGAGGAGCGCGTGCGCTACAACGCGTCGAACGTCGTGGAAATCCACCAGGAGGCCGTGGAACTGTCCTACACCAAGCAGGGCGCCCGCAACCAGGTCGATGTGTCCGGCCAGCCGACCATCACCATCGGTGGCACCGTCGTGCCGGCCGACGAGATGGCATGGCAGATCAACCAGCAGCTCAAGCAGATCGCACGCGACGTGGAATTGAGCTTCATCACCGGCACCTACCAGGCGCCCACCGACAACACCAAGCCACGCAAGACCCGTGGCCTGCTCGAGGCGATCACCACGAACGTGAAGACCACGACGAAGACCGCGAAGACCATCACCGAGGACGACATCCTCGACCTCATGCAATTGGCATGGGACAACGGTGGCCTGCGTGAATCCGAGACACGCACCATCGTCGTCAACTCCGACCTCAAGCGCGCCCTGACCCGCGTGTTCATCAAGGACTCCGGCTACAAGGAGGAATCCCGCACGGTCGGCGGCGTGAACCTGCAGACCATCGAGACCGATTTCGGCCGGTGCAACATCATGCTCGACGCGATGGTCCCTAAGGACAAGCTGCTCGTCCTCTCCCTCGAACAGCTCGCGCCCCGCTTTTTGGAGATCCCCGGCAAGGGGCACTTCTTCGTCGAACCGTTGGCCAAGACCGGTGCGGCCGACAAGGTGCAGATCTACGGCGAGATCGGCCTCGAATACGGGTCCGAAAAAGCCCACGCCGTGCTCACGGTCGGTGGCGCGAGCGGCGCGTCCAGCAAGGCGTGAGCATGGACACGCCCACGAACGACCCCAATGTGTTCGCGAGCGTGGACGATCTGCAGGACGGTTGGCGCCAACTTGACGATGCCGAACAGCGGCGCGCATGCAAGCTCATCGACTACGCGAGCGACCTGATCCGCACCTATCCGGGCTGGCGCACGGCGTCCACGCTCACCCTGGAACGCATCTGCTGCTCGGTCGTGCGCCGCGCCATGGAAGCCGACATGAACGGCACCCCGGCCGGCGCGAACAGCATGACCGAGACCGCAGGCCCCTTCTCGAACACGTTCGGATTCTCCAACCCGAGCGGGGACCTGCGCCTATGGCCCAGCGAGGAAGCCCAGCTCAAAGGCCGCAAGGCCCGCGCGGCCAGCCTCGACATGGCCACCGGCATGCTCGTCGACCACCATACAAGGGAGGCGCCATGATCCGGGGCGAACCCATCACGATCCTGCGCCCGCATATCACCGGAGTCGACCAATACGGCGAGCCGATCCGCGGCTGGACCGAGGAAAGCGTCAACGACGTGCTCGTCAACCCGAGCACACCAACCGACCCGGCCGACTCCACACAACCGTCCGCACTCGAAACGTCTGCGACCCTGTACTTCCCCCGCACGTACACGGGGGAGCCGCTCAAGGGCTGCAAAGCCATCGTGCGCGGACGCGAATACCGCATCATCGGCGACCCCATGCCACTGGACGGGGGAGTGACCCCCACCCGGTGGAACATGCAGGCGCAGATCAGCAGGGACGACGGGAGATGACCATGACGACACCACGCATGCGCGTCGACCGCGAATGGCTCAACCAAAACGTGCTGCAAAACCCCGGTGTGCGCGCCGCGATCAACCAGACCGCACGCAGGCTCGCACCGATCGTCCAACAGATCGCATTGCGCGAAGGCGACCGCGACTACGCGAACAGCGTGCGCGTGGAAACCGGCGGCACCCGCCCCGGCCTCAAATCACCCACACGCATCCGCCGCCCCCAGGCACGCGTCATCATCGGCGACGAACACGCCATGGAAAAGGAACACGGCACCCGCATCTACCCCAAAAAAGGGTTCCTGCGCCGCGCCGTACACCAACTCTAAGGGGACACCATATGGTGAAGCGCATCACAGGCACATGGGCCGACCCACTCGCCATGACCATCCGCTGGCTCACCAACGAGTCGGTCCATGCCAGTGTGACCGCAAGCCCACCAGCCGACATGCACCCCGCACTGCCGCTCATCGTCTGCTCCCTCGCCCCCGGCGGCGGATACGACGAATACACGCGCTCGCAGCCGGTGGACATCGACATCTACGCCGCCGACCGCGCGCAGGCCATGCGCGTGATGGCGGACGTGGAGACACGCCTCGCCATGCTGCAGGGCACGGGCGACGAACACGGCTACGTGGACGCAAGCGAATTGAACGGGTTCGCCGAACTGCCGCACACGCCACCGGACATCATCCGCCTGGCGGGCACGGTCACACTCGACATGCGACCCCAATAACCACCAACCACCAATCAGGAAAGGAACTGTCATCATGGCAGACACACCCATCGACGACCTCGCGAAGATCCTCGACGACGACAACACGCTCGTGCACAAGTGGGGCACCCAGCTGCTCGCCATCGCCGACTACTCCACACCCATGCCGGACAAGTTCTTCGACACGGCCACCGGCAAACCACTCACCCTGCCGGCAGAGTTCAAGATCCTGGGCTACATCACGACCGACGGCCAGCAAAGCTCCCGCAGTATCGAATCGTCCGACACGAACATGGTGCAGGACCTCGAACCGGTCCGCACCGACATGACCGGCCGCACCCGCACCCTGCACGTCAACTTCGGCGAATCCAACGCATGGGTCAAGGGACTGGCCCACGGCCAGCCCGTATCCGCATGGCCCGCCAGCAAGGACGCGGACTGGGAGTACACCGACGGCGAGGTCACCGACATGCCCTACTACCGCCTGCTCACCATCGCGCAGGACGGTGTGGGCGACGACGCAACCTACCGCATCCAGGCCGGCTACCGGTGCAAGGTCACCGACCAGGGCGACCAGACCCTCAACCGCTCCGACAGCGAGGTAGAGGACACCACCTTCGGCTTCTACAAGGACCCCGACTCCGGCAAGACCTTCACCGAAGCCCAATCCAAAGCCAAGAAAACAACCGCCCGAAGCGCAGCCCCCGCCAAAACCAACTAAAGGAGACAACGGATGAAGAAACCAAGTTTGCACGCCATCAGGCAGAAATACAAGGAAACCCACCCTGACACCCCCGAATGGATCGAGTTCACGATCGACGACCAGCCAGACGCGACCGTCTACCGCATCCACCACCCACTGTTCCAGACCAACACGGAAAAACGCGCCATGCGCGCCGCCCAAGCCGACTCCGACGACTTCGAAATGGCACGGGCCCTCCTCGGCGGACAGTTCGACCAGTTCGACCAGGACGGCGGCCAAGTGTCCGACCTGATCCTGCTGCTCGCCAGCCTCACCGACACCATGCAGGAGACCGACGACGAGGGAAACCCTACGACATAATCGGCCTGCTCGACGCCGGAGGCCACCCCGAGGCGCTCGAAGCGGCCCTCTGCGCCGTCTACAGTCCACGCGACCCCATCGCCGAATACTGGCAAGGCAAACTCAGCCTACGCGCCCTGCACGCGCTGATCATGCACATGCCACCAGACAACGCGCTCGCCCGCGCGTTCGGCGATGGGTGGAGCGAGGGGGAATGGCTGCTGCACGACATGGGCGACATGCTGCGCGACTTGCAGCTCACCATCGTCAACACCAGTCCCTTCGTCAAACAACGCTACTCCGACCATGACATCCGCTCGCGCATCCCGACCCCGTCGGAACGCGCGAAAACCATGCATCGGCCAGACAGACACGAGCTCAAGACACGCCTGCGCGAACGGGATGAGCTCATGGCCGCGCTCACCGGCCGATAACCAACAATTGAACAGAGAGGAGCCTTGCCATGGCGTCCAAGGGAACAGTCGCATGGGTGCCGGTCCTGCCGAGCCTGACCGGATTCGCGGCCAAACTCACCAGCGAAGCGACCCAAGCCGCCACCACGGCCGGAACCAACGCCGGCAAGGCCTTCTCATCCACCATGAACGCCGCCGCCGGCAACGACACGCTCACGCCGCAACTGAAGAAACTCAAAGCCGAAGCCGACAGCGCCAAAACACACGTCGACGCGCTCGCCGAGCAGACCGACCAGTTGCGTGCCGCCGAGAAACGGTCCGCGCAGGCTGTCAAGGACGCCACCCAAGCCATCGGCAAGGCGAGGGACGAGCAGAAGACCGCGGCGTTGCGGGTCGAAGCGGCCGAGAAACGTCTGCAGGAGACCGTCGCCAAATACGGTGCGAGCAGTTCGCAGGCGGTGGCGGCCGAGGCGAAACTCAACGACGCGCGCAGTCGTCTGCGCCAGAAGACCGAGGCGACCGCCAAGGCCGAGGATATCCTGCGTGCGGCGAAACACTCCAACAAGGCCGACAGCGAGGCTCTTACGGGAAGCGAGAAGAAGCTTGCTGACGCGTCCGACAAACTCAAGGGCGCCCAGTCGAAACTCGCCGACGAGCAGACCAAGGTCGACAAGAAGTCGCACTCGCTGATGGGACGGCTCAAACAGTGGGTGTCGAGCGCCAACGCGGCGAAGACGTCTTCCGACCATCTGGCGCAGTCCACCACGAAGCTCGGTGACGTGTCGGGCAAGGCCGCCGGCAAGATCGGCCTGCTCGCCGGCGCCGCACAGATCGTGTTCCAAAAGGCGTGGGGCGCGGTGTCGTCCAGTGTAGGCGCCGCGGTCGAACGCACCGACATGATGAACAACTTCCCCAAGGTCATGCAGAACATCGGCTTTTCCGCCGACGACGCGGCCAAAAGCGTGAAGAAGATCAGCGACAGCCTCGACGGATTGCCCACGGCGAGCTCCTCGATGACCGGCATGGTGCAACAGCTCGCGCCCCTCACCTCGTCATTGGACGAGGCGACCGACATCAGCCTCGCGTTGAACAACGCCATGCTTGCCGGTGGTGCAAGCACGACCGAGCAGGAGAACGCGCTCACTCAGTACTGTCAGCAGCTGGCCGCCGGTCAGGTCGATATGGCCGCATGGCGGAGCATGCAGGCCGCGATGCCCGGACAGCTCAACCAGCTCGCCGAATCCATGCTCGGCGCGGGCAAGAACGCGAACGACCTGTACGAGGAGATGAAAGACGGCAAGATCTCGTTCCAGGACTTCAACAAGGCCGTCGTCAAACTCAACCGTGAGGGGTTCGGCAAGTACGCGAGCTTCGCCGATCAGGCCAAGGACGCCACCCAAGGCATCGGCACGGCCGTGGAGAACGCGAAGAACCGTGTCGCGAAGGCCATCCAGAAGGTCATCGAAGCGTTCGGCGTCGACAAGATCAGCAACGCGATCAACAAGTTCACATCCAGCTTCGGCAAGATTGGCGACGTGGCCGCGGACATGGTCAAACGCACCATCAAAACGTTCGAAAGCTTGTACGGGAAGCTCAAGGACATCGGTGCCATCGATGTGCTGCGCAAGGCTTGGGACAAGCTGGTGCACGCGTTCGACTCGGTCAAATGGGACAAGCTCCTGCCCACCAAGACCATCGAGGGATTCGGTTGGACGGCGGCGCAGGTCATCGGCACCATCATCGACAACGTGTCATTGGCCACCGAGACGCTCAAGAAAGGCATCGACAAGGTCGTCGAATTCGTGCAGGGGTTCACCGACACCGGCGTGTTCGACGCGTGGATCGACGTGTTCGGCACGGTCATCGACGTGGTCGCCAGTGTCAACGACCTGTTCTGGGAATGCATCCAGAACATCTTCGGGTTGAACAGGACCGGCGGCGAATTCGAATCGTTCGGATCCGTGGTGGGCGATGTGTTCAAGCGCATCGCCGAACTGGTCAAGCCGGTGATGGAGAAACTCGACGACATGGTCAACTGGTGTCGTGACCACAGTGATTTCGTCACATCCGCGCTCGTGGGCATCGGCAGTGCGGTCGCGGGATGGAAGATCGCGTCCATCGTCTCGTCCTCCATAGAATGGCTCAAGCAGTTGCCGGCGGTCATTGCCGCAGTCGACATGGCGGTGCAGACGAGTAAGGCCGTGTTCATGTCCCACCCCATCGGACTGATCGTGACCGTCGTCGCCGCCGCGGTGGCCGCATTGTGGTGGTTCTTCTCGCAGACCGAGACCGGCAAGGGATGGTGGGCGAACATCTGCCAGTTCATGCAGGATCTATGGCAGAAGATGTGCTTCTTCTTCTCCGCCATGTGGGACTGGGTCGACCAGCACGTCATCCAGCCGTTCCAGAAAGCATGGCAATGGTGCTCCGACGCGTTCACCGCCGTCTGTGACTGGATTGGCGACGCATGGCAGACTCTGTGCGGCGCCTTCCAAACCGGTTGGGACTGGGTCGACCAATACGTGGTTCAACCATTGGCCAAGGCATGGCAATGGCTCAGTGACGTGTTCAAAACGGTCGGCGACGCGATCGGCAAGGTATGGGACGGCATCGTCACTGCCGCGCAGATCGCCTTCCTCGCCATCGCCACGATCGTGCTCACACCGTTGCGCGTCGCGTTCGAAACCGTCTGGAACACATGGAAATGGTTGTACGAGACCATCGTGCGACCCGTGTGGGACTGGATCGTCGACAAATTCCAGGTCGGCTGGGACTGGATCGACACCAATGTGATTCAGCCGTTCCAGCTTGGGTGGAATCTGCTCAAGGACGCGTTCAGCCTCGTCTGCCAGAACATCGGCCAGTGGTGGGACGGCGTGGTGCAGGGCCTGCAGGCCGGATGGAACTGGATAGACCAGAACGTGGTCCAACCGTTCCAACTCGGCTGGCAGGTGTTGTGCGACGCGTTCAAATTGATCGGTGAGAAGATCCGTGGCGCATGGGACGCTGTGGTCGGCAAACTGCGCGACGGATGGAACTGGATCAACCAGAACGTGGTCGAACCATTCAAAACAGCGTGGCAGGCTGTCAAAGACAAGTTCAAACAGGTCGGCGACGGTCTGGGCAGCATCTGGGACGGTGTCAAATCGAAGTTCAAGACCGTGTGGGATTGGATCAGCCAGCACATCATCGACCCGTTCAAACGCGGCCTGCAAGCCATCGGCGACGCCGCAGCGAGCATGAAGGAAGCCGCCAGCAAGGCGTTCAACGCGCTCAAGGACGCCTGCGCCGCCCCGGTGCGCTGGATCGTCGAGGTCGTGTACACCAACGGCATCCAGAAGACATGGAACGGCATCGCCGGCGCCGTCGGCCTCGACAACCTCAAACTGCCCGACGCGCCCAAATTCGCGTACGGCGGCGTCAATCCCGGCTATGCGCCACGACATGACACCGTCCTGTCGTGGACCAGTCCGGGTGAGGCGATCATGGTGCCCGAATGGACCAGAGCCGTCGGCGCCGCCAACGTGCACCGGTGGAACCGCATCGCTCGCACCCAGGGGCCGCAGGCCCTCGCCGCGGACATGCTCATGCCGCGGTATGCGGACGGTGGCATCTCCGGCGCATGGAACTGGGTCAAGGGCAAGGCGAGCGACGCATGGGATTGGGGCAAGGAGAAGGTCGGCGAGGGATGGAACTGGGTCAAAGGCAAGGCGAGTGATATCGCCGACGCCGTGGCTGGGTTCATCTCTGACCCGGTCGGTTGGGTCACGTCCAAGATCCTCGAACCAGTCAGGAACATGATCGCCAGCATCGGATCGGGCCATTGGGGCAGTATTCTGGCGCAGCTGCCGCTCAAGGTGGCGCAGGGTCTCGTACAGAAAGCCAAGGACGCGGTCAGCGGCTGGCTCGGTGGAGGATCGGACGGCGGGGGTGAACAGTACCACGGCGCGGTCGGCGGCGGCGTCGAACAGTGGCGTCCGCAGGTGCTCACCGTCCTCAAGATGCTCGGTCAGGACGCAAGCTGGGCGGACACCGTCCTGCGGCGCATGAACCAAGAGTCCGGCGGAAACCCGAACGCCATCAACAACTGGGACATCAACGCCAAGAACGGCGTGCCCAGCCAAGGATTGATGCAGACGATCCCGCCGACCTTCGCCGCCTATGCGGGGCCTTTCGCGGGACGGCCCATCACCGATCCGCTCGCCAATATCTACGCGGGCTGCAACTACGCGATCCACCGGTACGGGTCGCTCGCAGGCATGAACCGTCCCGGCGGCTACAAGTACGGCGGCGTCGTCGGCATGGCACCGCCCACCCTGTACGACAAGGGAGGCATCCTCAACCCCGGCCGCACGGTCGTGGAGAACCGCACCCGCCAACCCGAGCTCGTGCTCACCCGCGAACAGGTCGAACGCTATTTCGGTATCGAGAAGAATGAGACGCGGGACGTGAACCTCACGTTCAACATCCCCGACCGTTCCGACCCATGGAGCCAGGCGGAGATCTGGATGAGGGAAGCGCAGAACATCATCGGAAGGTGACCCATGGCATACATGCCCTACTATGCGGAACTCAGCGCCGAAGGCGTCGAACCGGTCCGTTTCCACGGATCCGGCTCATTGGACGCGCTCGGCCTGACCGGTGACGGCATCACCGGATGGTATTCCATGCCGGCGGTGAAGGTCGACGCGGTCGCACGCGGCCAAGGCGACGGCGGACACGACATCGCCGAGGATGCGATCATGTACGCGTCACGCACCATAACGATCTATTGGAACGCGAACGCGGCGGACAGGACTGGTGTGCACGCGCTCACCGACCTCATCCGCCGGTTCGCGCACCGTCTTGTCCGACTCCGTGTCGTCGACGCGGAGTCGGACACCTACTGCGAGGGCGGATACCTGACCATGGAACAGGCCAGCGCCTACCGGCACGCGATGGTCGAACCCAGCACGCTCACCATCGTGTTCGAACGGCCCGAACGGCTCGCCACCAATGCGCAACTGTTCCAACTACTGCCATTGGACGATCAGGGGCAGGGCCTGTCCTACGGCGACAAATTCGAGACATGGTGGGAGGGCACGCCGAACAACTCAGTGAGCGTGCTGTCCATCGCCCCCGGCCCGAACGGACTCGTCTATCCGGTCAACTATGGGCGTCCTGGAGGCGACGGACGCAACCGTGGCGTGTTTGAGAACCACGGCACGTCCCGCGCCTACCCCCAACTGAGCGTGGTGGGGAACTTCCCGCAGGGCGTCAGACTCCTGCTCGGGGACGGCGCCATCATCGAATACGGGCAGCCGGTCACCATCGGCGCACCGCTCGACTTGGACTTCCGCTCACGCACCGCGCGCATTGACGGCCGTGACATGAGCAGGTGGCTGCGCCACCGTGGATTCAGCCCTGTCAAAGCACGCTCAAGCATGTCGATCGTCCTCAAATCCGAAGGGGAGGGGTACGTGACGTGCCTTACCCACGACACCTACATGTAAGGAGACACCATGCTCACCGAAAACAGTGCGCTCGGCACCCCACCGGATTCCCACGGCGACGGCGTAAGCGCCCACATGCACCGGCGCATCCTGCGCTACCATTGGGACAATCCTGGCATCGTGGGGCAGGACCCCCATGACCTGAGCCTGCACATCTCCGGCCGTGACGACATGTCCTATGACGTGACCCGCGGCCTGTGCGTCCTGCCACGCGACGACAGCTGGAGCGAGGGCTTCTACGAGGCGTACGTGGACAAATGCACCGTGGGTCCGGTCGCCGGCGGCGACCCGTCGAACCCGCGCATCGACGTGATTTGGATCCGTGCCAACGATTTGGACTTCGACGACCGGCCAGAGGGTAAGAACGCGGACGGCTCCCTGCTGCCGCCGACGAACCGCATCGAGGTCGGTGTCACCCAAGGCACTCCGGCGACGACACCGACCGAACCTGCTATCCCCGAACGCGCATGGCGGTTGGGCGCGATGCTCGTGCCCGCCAAAGCGACCAAGACAGCCAGTGCCACACCCTATGGCGACATCGACTACGCTACCCCCTACGGGGCGGAAATGGGCATCATCGCACGCGTCGCGGAAAACAAGGACGGGCAGGCCAGTTCCAACCCGCCCTACAAGAACCCGATCCTGAACCACACCGCGTTCTTCCCGACCGACCGCAACATCCTCCTGCACGCCTACCTGTGCGTATCCACCCCCCAAAAGACCACGAACCACACCACCCGTGGCGTGGCCGCCGTCCAATTCTACGTGGACGGACAAAAATACACGACACGCAAAGTGGAATACAGCGAAGCATGGGTAACCCACGAGGTCACCGCCAGCATCCAAGTGAGCGCCGGCCGCCACACCTTCGGAATGGCGATGTACAACGAGGAAGGCAACGGGTACGTCACCCACTTCTCCCACAACGATCCCGACGACCGGGGCAACTACTACGTCGGCCGCGTCATGGTCATCAAGGACGAAGGCGTGGCACGCTGATGTGGGACGCGTACATCTACGAGACAATGAGCGGACAACTCATCCGCCCCATCGATCTGCCCTCATTCAGTTGGAGCGTCACCATCGGCGACTGCTCACTGACCACCACCCCCAGCCACCAGCCAGGCGAACACGACCTGAGCGGCGTGCGCGTGCCTTGGACTGCACTGGAACACGCCACCACGGCAGGGGAACGTCGAGAACTGCTCGCCAGCGACAAACACGGCATTATCCTGCTGCACCGATACGCCAACATCGACCCCAACATATTGGGAGAACCGATCGTCGGCGGCGCCATCGGCCCACGGCAGGACACCGCACGCGACACGAGCGTCTCCATCAGCAGCATCATGAGCCTGCTCGACGAACGCTACGCTGTGACCGAAGGCGCATACGCATCCGGCCCCAACCACACCAGCCCCAACACGCTCACCTACAAACGCATGAGCCTACGGGGCATCGCCAGCGAAATCGGCCACCTATGCACCAACCTCAAACCCGGCGGCACACTGCCCATCGACTGGACCTACCGAGGAGAACAAGGTAACCATGAACGCTCCTACGAGGCATGGAACATCCAAAACCTCTCCTGCAAAGCAATCCTCGAAAAAATCAGCGGCGTCATCAACGGCCCAGACATGCAATTCCGCCCCTACCTGACCGACGACCAAACCTCGGTCAGATGGCGGTTCGAAGCCGGCAGCGACACCGACATCTACCTCGGCCAGCACACCATCCACCGTCTGGCATACTCACCGGTCGGCGGCACCATCGAAAACCTCACCATCGACCACCTCGGCCCCATCCACCGCGTCTACGCATCCGGCGCCGGCACCGACAAAGCACAGATCTGCGCGTTCGCACAGGACCTCACGCTCGTCGAACTCGCCGACCCGTATCCGCTGCGGGAAATGACATACGCGGATTCGGACACGGACAAGCACACCCTGTTGCTCCAGCACGCGCAAGCCAGCTTGGACGCGAACCGGCGCCCGCTCATGCAGATCAAAAGCGAGATCAACATCAACGATACGGACGGCGTGGGCGTTTTGCACCCGCTGGGCAGCATCTGGCCCGGCGAACAGGTCGAACTCGACATCCAGGGATTCCCCTCGTTGGACGACGGCATCTACACCTGCCGTCTTATGCAGATGGACGGCAACGAAACCGACACGGTCACCCTTACCTTCGACCCAATCGAATACACCCTCACCTGAGAGGAGACGCCCATGGCATTGCACCATATCCTCAGCCCCACCAGCACGCAGACCATCGCACGCCTCGGCGTCACCGCGCTACGCTCTGCGCAGAGCGTGCAGACCCGAAAAGGGGGTAGCGCTTTTTATCCGACTGGTGATGGGCAGGGTGTGCTCGTGGGTGGCATGGCCGCCGATGGTATTGACCTGTGGGATCCGGAAACCGGTGAGCAGTCGCCCCTGTGGGAGGGGATAAGCCAGGAGGTTTTGGACGCGAAGGCGGAGGAGATCCTCGACGCGGCGAAAACTGATACGGCGGCGCAGATCACGATCGTGAATACCACGATTACCGAGGTGCAGCAGGCGATTGAGGCGAATCGTGAGGGGCTCGAGACGGAGGCGTATCTGCGTGCGGAGGCGGACAAGGCCGCGCAGGAGACTGTGGCCGCGGTCAGGGGCGAGACCGAGAAGCTCAAGGGTGATTACGCCGGCATGGCGACGGATGTCGCCAGCGTGAGGCAGGACGTGCTCGACACGGTGTCGCGGGTGGAGTCCGTGGAGGGTGTGCAGGAGCAGCAGGCCAAGGACATCAGCACAGCGGCCTCGACCGCGGCCAGTGCGAAGACCTCGGCGGAGAGCGCGGAGCGTACCGCGGACGCGGCGAAACAGCTCGCAACGGACAATGCCGCGAAGACCATCACCGGAAGCACGATTGAGTATGCGATTGGCGGCGCCACTGCGGCGCCGACGAGCGGGTGGACGACTAGTAGCGTGACGCGGCCGGCGGGTGCGACGGTGTGGATGCGCACACGTATCACGTATGGTGACGGGCGAACGACGGTGACGGGTGCGACGCCGGTGACCGGCGATACGGGTCCCATGGGCCAGCAGGGTATCCAAGGTGTGCCGGGCGCCACCGGCCCGCAAGGCCCTCAGGGTGAGCCGGGCCCGCAGGGCGACAAGGGCGAGGACGGTGTGACCCGGTACGCGTATTTCGCGTACGGCACGTCCGCGGCCGGAGCGAATTTCAGCAAGGAGCCGACCGCGCAGTCCACGTATATTGGTGTGTGCGTGTCCACGAGCGCGACGCAGCCGACCGACCCGAGCGAATACACGTGGAGCCTGACCAAGGGCGCCACGGGCGCGCAGGGACCGCAGGGCCCTCAGGGTGAGGCCGGCGCGAAGGGCGACGTGGGCGAGGACGGCAAAACCTACTACACGTATTTCGCGTATGCCACGTCATCGAGTGGCGCGAATTTCTCGATGGCGCCGACCGCGAGCAGTACATACATGGGCGTGTGCATCACACTGTCCGACTCGCAGCCGACCGATCCCAAGCAGTACACGTGGAGTCTGACAAAGGGTAATACCGGTGCGCAGGGGCCGCAAGGCCCGCAGGGCGCGACGGGTGCTACCGGCCCGCAGGGCGCCGCAGGTGCGACTGGTGTGAGCGTGACCGCGCTCACCACGTACTATATGCTCGCCGCAAGCAAACCCGCCAAACCGGCCGGGAAGAACCCGGAGGGCGCGTGGAGCGTGACCGAGCCCGCGTTGGACCGGGCGAGCAATCTGTGGACGTCGACGCGCGTGGATTACAGCAATGGTCAGTGGGCGTGGACGGAGGTCACCAAAAGCGGCGCCTATGCCATGGCGCAGGCGGCGCAGAACAGCGCCGAGGACGCGGCGAAACTCGCACAGGACGCGGACACGCTCAGCCAGACCACGGCCGGGGAGGTCGACCGTCTCGACAAGGCGCACACAATCACCGCGGCCACCGCCGCTACGGCGGCGCAGAACGCGGCCAGCGCGCAGGCGTTGCTCACCGTGCTCGCCTCGCAGGTGGAGGAACTGCTCTATAACGGTGGGTTCGAGCATGGTGGGGACGGGTGGACGACGAACATAGCGTCCGCTGGGTTCGTCCAGCAGTCCCCGTGGTGCCGAAGTGGGGCGTGGCGCGCGTATCTCAACGGCAGTGCGGGCACACGCGAACTGGTCAGCACGCACCCGGTCGCGGTGACGGTGGGCGACCGGTACCGTTTCCGTGTCTGGTACAAGCTGTTGACCGCCCTGTCGGGCAATGACAATGGTGGTCTGCGCCTGCAATACTCGGGGGCCGCAACGGTCACCGACACCACCACGTGGACGGATTTCCAACCAGTCGTCAACATGGGCTTCATCGGCGACCAGTGGGCCGAGGCCGTGCAGGAGGTCGTTATCTCGGACGGCGTGAAATGGATACGCGCCCGGATCGCGTTCACCGCTCCGGTGGACGCGTATTTCGATGACTGTTCGCTCACGGACGTCACGCTCATCCATGAGGCGCAGCGGCAGGCGGACGAGGCGACCCAGCTCGCCCGCAAACTCGAGACCGATCTGGCGAACTCGAACGCACGCCTGGAAGCCACGGAAGCGGCCGCACTTGGTGCGCAGACCACCGCGGACAGCAAGAGCAAACGGTTCGTGCAACCCACGCAACCGGAGTATGATCTGCTCAAACCGGGCGACGAATGGTGGCAGACGTCGAGCAAACCTCCCGAGACGTATTGGGAAGGTGAGCCGAACAATTCCGTGAGCGTGCTCGTGGATTACTCTGGTGAGGTCGAGCACATCTGGACATGGAACGGCGTGCGTTGGGCTGATCTCATGCTTGCCGCGGACTCGATTTTTGTGCGTGGCACCGTGAGCGCGGGCCTCGTGTCGGCGGATTTCTTCGACGGCGCAATCATCAAGGGCGGCGCTTTCCTTACGAGCAATGAACGCATCCAGCTCAACAACAACGGGTTCACGATGGTGGATTCGCAGGGTAATCCTGTCGTCACATTGGATGCGAAAACCGGTGAGGCGATCCTGCAGTCGGTGAACATCATCGGCGCGGGGCTCAGCGCACCGGCGATCAGCGGTGGCAGTATCGAGGGCGCCGACTACACGCTCGTGAGCGGCACCGGCGCGAACAAAACGACCGTCGCGCGGATCAACCCGGACGGCATCATATTCGGCGACCATTTGTCGTATGCGAAAAACGATGCCGGCGAATGGGTGCTGAGTCTCAAGGGAGCCATCCAGTCGGGCGGGGAGATCTCGGGCACGGTCATCACCGCGCCCACGATCCAAACCAGCCGTGAGGCGAACACCGGCATCAAATTCACCTCCGGTGGCATCGTCGCCTATGACGCGAGCGGCGGCGCCACGTTGACCGTAGATGCGGCCACGGGCGAGATCCTCATGGCGGGCCCGCTCATGAGCAACGCCACATTGAACGCGCCGACGATCCAGACCGATCCGCGCGACAGGCTGGGCATCAAGATTGTCGACAACAAATTGACTGCGTACGCGTACGATAGGCGCGAGATGCTCTCGCTCGATGGCGACACTGGCACGGCGGTGCTCGTCGGCGGATTCAAAACCGCCACGGAGGGTAGTCGCATCGAGATTTCGAACACGGTGACCAACTCCGTCACGCACGCCGCGATCAGAGGATACACCACGAGTGGTGAGGCATGGCACATCACGGGATCGATTGGTAATGTGCCCGACATCCCAGACACCGTCCAGGAGACCAAAATTGAACTGGGGATCAACCCGCAGCAGTCCGAGTTCATGATCCGCCGCTATTCAAATGGTCTGAATAGCGGCGCTGCAATGCACCTGCTCGCTGACCGGATCGACATCGTTTCGAACGGCAGTTCGAACATGTTCTACGGTAGCGCCGGCGTATACGTGAATAATCATCGCATCGACTGGGATCAGAGCTGGATCACGCTCGCGCTCCATTCGGACGTGAGTGCGGTCGGCGGCGCACCGGTCTATGGGCAGAGGGCGGGGCTCGTGTGTTTCAAGGGGCGCGTGAAATGCACGAAATCGGGCGATAACACGATCTGCGACCTGAAAAACGTGTATGCGCAGTTTGAGACGTCGAATGTGAATCGCACGTGGATCGTCGGCACTATGACCAATGGTGTCGCCTCCACGGCGCGCGCGTATATTCCCGCGGACTCGACGTTGCTGCGCGTCAACAACGGCCCACACGACTGGGTGGACATAGGCAGCATCGTCATCGGCCTCTAGCCAACCACATCACTATAGGAGGAAATTATGGATGCACGTGAATCCGCGCCGGTCGAGGTGCCGGTGCAGCTGCTTATTGACGAGCTGACCGGGCAGATTAGCAGTCTGGTCAGGCGGAACGCGATGCTGCGCGCCCAGAATAGCGTACTGCGCGCACAACTCACACAGGCACAGGTGGGGGGTGATTCGGATGCGTGAACTACGTAATCTGTTCACTGACCCGTTGCCGGCCGGATCAACAGGGTGGAACATGGATAACGGAAATAATCAGGGCACCAAAGCGGAAATGTCTTTCAGTAATGGGCAAATGCTCATACAGGGTCATGCCACGGACGGCAACGCGTATGTCCATCGCCCTGTCCTGGACGTGCCTCCCAATGATTACGTGTTCGTGTTCACTGCGAGGAGTGGCTCGTCACCGACGTTCTACGGCGACCGTCTCGCGACAATCCTGAACACGAGCTGGGGTGGTTTCGGGAAGATTCCGTCGTCGAGTTTGAACAGGCGGGCTGTTTTTCGGTTCACGAACCCCACCGAGCAGCGCCTCATTTTCGCGTTCCAGGCGCCCAAGAACGAGGCGCGCGTCGCGTACGAGAAGATGTTGTTGTGCACGGCCGAGGATTACGAGGCGATGCTCGCCGCGGGCGTTGAATGGTTCAGTGGTGACATGACCGTCCGGGGGGGGGGGCTCTCTCTAGGCGTCTTCGTCCACATGTGGATTGCCATGCTTTGGTGGTGGCGGCATGAGTGAGATCCACAATCTGATACCGAACCCTAAACCGCGCAAAGGCGGCGCGCTGTGGATCCCCAACCAGCTCCGCGAGGGCATTACGGTCGACTACGCCGATTCGATCAGGATCGGCTCGCCCGCCGGCGTGAAGGATGTCTACGTCTATGTGCAGATCGATCTCGACCCGGGCGACTACGTGTTCAGCGCGCATCTGGTGAGCATCAGCACGGTCGAGTTCAGCTCCTCTTTCAACCGTGTCCTACTGGTCGCCAAGGGCGGTAGCGGTGGTCAGAGCGAGATCAAAAACGTCTCGTTTTCCGGTCTGGACAAACGGTACATTGCCCCGTTCACGCTTGCCGACCGGACGACGGTCAGTCTCCGAGTACAGGGCCTGCTCGCCACCGATACGTCGGCGGCGATCCGGTGGCGCGACATGATGCTCGTGACCGCTGCAGACCAGCGTATGCTCGACGATGCAGGCATCACATATTTCGATGGCAACGGAATAACCTCTACCCCCCCCCCGCTCAGTCGAATCCTCATGATCGTCTGCATGCGGCCCAACCATATGCTGATATGGGGGTGGCCGCATGACCGGATTCTCCTCATCCGATTGGATCAACCACGTGCTCACTCCATACCCGAATCTGACTGTATCCGCGGGTCTGCAGGTGACGATCCCGTGCGACTGGAAGCCGTGTCCACTCGAAGCGGGTACGCCGGTGAGCCTATGGATCCGGGCCGACGTGGCCGAGCCCATCGAAGGCAATCACTACAGGTTGCAGTGGAGTGCCCACCAGTATGCGGGCACGCAGGATGTGAGCGCGGCACGAATCATGACAGGTCTACGCGTCGACTGGCTCGCACAGTATTCGCTCGATGCCCCGACGCTTTCGCTGCGCGTGCTCAACAACGCGCCGACAATGGTGGTGCGGGAGTTGGCACTCATGCGCAGCGAGAACATGACGGACGCATTCGAGACCGCCACGTTCGCCGAATGGTACGACGCGGCCTGACCTCCCGTTGGGAGGTGGCAGCATGATCCGTAAGAACTGGTTCCGGAACGCCGCCTGTAGGGGCGATGGGGCGACGCCCAACAGTGTGATCGACGTCGCCGACAATAGCCTCGTATGGGGGTGGGCCAACCGTACCGGCTGGTGCGCCACCTCGAAGCCAGGCAGCATCGGGTCGTATGTCGAATGGACCTTGAACGTGGGCGAATGCGCCGGCAAACCAATGGTGTTCGCGTGCGAACTGGGATATGTCGGCTCCGACACATCACGCGGCGAGGTCGTGCAGATCATCGGATCGGACGGGGTATCGCTCGCGTTACTGCCGCCCGGACGTCCAGCACAACGCGCGCAACTGTTCCGGTTCACCGCACCGGCCGATGGCGTGCTGCGCATCCGCTTCCGCGGCCCGCGCGGTGACAGCGAACCCGCACAGCTCGCCGTGTACAACCCGCAACTCGAACTGGCCGATACCTACGACAATCGTGGGACCACTCCCGCCTATTTCAACGGAGACACCTACGCCTAAGAGGAGGATTGGACGATGACGCTCACCGCGGGTGATTGGATCACGATAGTCAGTTGTGTGCTCGGCTCGGGTACGATCACCGTCATCGTCCAGCATGTGCTCGACTGGGTGCAGGCCACGCGCAGACGCGAGGAGACCCCGGAGGTCAGGGCACGCAACTGCATCTCGAGGCATTCCGCGCTGTCGATGCTCAAAACCGTGCACCGTGACTCCGTGGCGCGCGGATGGGTGCCACTCGACGATCTCGAGGAGGCGCAGGAAATCTACGACTCCTACCACACCCTCGGAGGCAACGGAGCAGGGTCGCGCATCATCGCCGACCTACAGCACATGAACAACTACCCACCCACCACAAAAACAGACTAAGGCCACGGAAAATACCGTGGCCTTTCGCATATCAGAAAGGAAAACAGTATGAAAAACTGGGACTCGCTCGAGGCGGACATCAACCTCATCCTCGACAAGCATTTCACCGGAGGCCGTGACGGACGGAAGATCGACAAGGTAATCCTGCACCACAACGGCGGCAACCTCACCGGACAGGGCTGCTACACCGTGTGGCAGACCCGTGAGGCGTCCGCGCACTACCAGGTCGACTCCAACGGCGTCGTCAGCCAGCACGTCTGGGACTCCGACACCGCATGGCACGCCGGCGACTGGGACGCGAACACCACGAGCATCGGCATCGAGCATGCCGACGTCTCCACGAACCCGTGGAAGATCTCTGACGCGTGCCTCGATAACGGCGCGCACCTGACCGCCGCCGTATGCAAATACTACGGTCTCGGCCGACCCACATACGGGAAGAACGTCTTCTTCCACAAGGACTTCTCCGCCACCGAATGCCCAGCATCCATCGCCGGAAGCCAGCGTGACGCATACCTGGCGCGCGCCCAGGAATGGTACGACAAGATGACCGGCAACAAACCCGCCACGGCCACGCCAACCACCACGACCTCATCGACCGCGCAGAAAAGCGTCGAGACAGTCGCGCACGAAGTCATCGCCGGACAATGGGGCAACGGCAACGACCGCATCACCCGCCTCACGCAGGCCGGCTACGACGCACAAGCCGTACAGGACCGCGTCAACGCCCTACTCGGCGTCTCAACACCCAGCCCGACCGTAGATCTCAACGCGCTCGCGGACGCGGTCATCCGTGGCGAATACGGCAACGGGGAGGAACGCCAGCGCCGCCTAGGGGCAAATTACGAGGCGGTACAGGCCATCGTCAACCGCAAGCTGGGATGGTAAGGTCATGAGCAACGAGAACATTGACGACACCCGCCACACCTACGACGATGCCGACCAGGCGCTGCCGGACAGTGTGCCCGTCCGAGAGCCGTCGGCCGGCCCGATGCGCGTGTGGGTGCGTGCCGCGCTCATCCGTGCCCTGAAAACGATGTCTCAGGCCGCCATCGGCGTGCTTGGCACGGGCGCGATCGGACTCCTGCAGGCCGACTGGGCCAATGTCCTGAGCATTGCGCTCATGGGTGGCGTATTGAGTCTGCTCACGAGCATCGCCGGCATCCCCGAGGCCGACGATGGATCCAGCCTGGCATCGATAGCCGACCGCATGTAACGACCATGTCCCGCTCCGCTGTCTCGTTTGGCAGGGGAGCGGGACTTTTTCTGTTTTCTGGAGTGCGAGTAGAATGAAACGAGTACATGATGGGTCACATCGTGAGATGGGACAAATCGACGGACAGAAATCGTCGGGCATGCTGGCGGCGTATGAATCACAACGGTTCTAGAGCGTTGTGTTCAAATCCTGTCAGCCCGACTTCGATATCGAGAGCCATCCTGAAGGGGTGGCTCTTTTTGCAAAGGTTCCGCATCCGGGCAGGAGGTGCGTATGAGTGTGAACACCGATGACCGCCATGCGCTCGGGCAGCTCGACGGAGAACCGCTCGACGAACAGATCGCCTATTACCGCAAACCGTTCATGGTGCTGTGGGCGGCGGTGCAGGAATCGTCGGCGGAACTCGTCGAGGACTGCGGCATGTCGCCCGAGCTCGCGCAGCTGTGGGTGGCGGAACGGCTGCGACAGGTGTGCGACTCGCTCGTCGACCGTCTCGCCGAACGTGCGGTGGGCCATGGCGTGAGCAAGTCGAATGTATCGCGCGCGGCGGGGGCGAGCCCGACGAACGCGCTGCGCCGCTTCCCGCGGCTGCGTGACCTCGACGAGGGGCGCATGCCGGAGCGCACGCTCATCGACGACGTGCTCGACTCGCTCGACTGA